TCATCCCGTCTGTATGCTTGGCAAGAGAGCCAAGAGACTTTAGGAATGGTGGTAGCTGGCACTTGTCATGCTACTTCTTGATGTGGAAACTAAGATTCGATTTCTGATGAGCGCAAAAGACAAGCAAATAGGTGGTAACCACTACAAGAAGATGAACGTCGAGGTCTACGAGTTCTGCATGGCGAACAACATCCCGTTTGTGGAAGGGAATATTATCAAGTACGTATGCAGGTACAAAGACAAAGGTGGGTTGGACGATCTGCTTAAAGCCAAGCACTACCTTGAGATGCTTATTGAAAACATGGAGCCAGCTCAACTTGATTACGAATATGTCGTAACGAATAAGCCGTAACGGGTATACTTGAGATCACAATTTGTGATTTATAAATGCATCATTTATAGCTCAAAACAGGGGGTTGATGAATCAAATAAACGCCATTAAACCAGAAATATTGGTAAAAATTTGCATGAGAATTCATTCATAAACCACTAATTTTAAGCTTAGTGAATGACATTTCACGCAATGATGTCAAGATTTTACAAGCAAAATATTGATCCATGTCAAGTATTCTGCGCAAGATGCTTGACATTTAACACCACAGGAGAATGAGAATATCACTAATTCCATTTGGGCCGCCTGATAAGGACTGGCAGCTTGAAGTTTGCTATGAAGTTATTAAGGGGTGTTTTACTACGCGAGTTGACATTCTATACATCCGTCTTCATAGCGATGACGGTGAAATAATGGACATAACTGAAGTGCATGAAGAAATTGCCCCAACACTTCGGTTAGAGCTAAAGAAACTCATTAACCCTTAACACCATAGAGAAATGAAAATTTATCAACTTAAGACACCGCAAGAATTCCTCGATTCAATTCAAGGTCAAGGTTTGTCAGTGGAAGCGGCGATATACAGTTACGCCGAACACGTGGCAACGAGCTTTGCAGCAGAGTGCGTAAACGAAACTCTTGGAAATCAAATGGAAGTTTCAAACGCTTTACACATCGCAATAGATAAAAAGTTCCAATCAATTGAGTGGTCAGATACCAAGAGCTAAAATACCATAACACCACACACAAATGAGCCAAACAGCAATAGATTGGTTAGTCAGTGAACTCCCAACGATTGATTGGAGTGACCCGTACTACAAAGCCAAGCTTGAAGAGGCTAAGGCGATGGAGAAGGAGCAAATTACGGATGCTTATTGGGAAGGCGGTCAGTGGGTTCCAAAGCATCGTAGCAGCTGCGAGAAATACTACAACGAAACCTTTAACACCACAGACACGCCGGAGCCACCATTGATTAAGTATGACACAGATTTATCTGATGATGAGCGCGAGCAGATAACTGAGGCGATGAACTTCTACTACGAGGTCTATAGCGATGAGAACCAAGAAAAGGCGAGGCAGGCTTCCATCAATAGCTTGAGGGAAGAATACAGCAATGCACATCAAGACTGGGAGAAGGTGGAGGAGAGTATTATGCGGACTTACGAGCTCCATAAAGAGTTTGGCCCTCTGGCTACTGCGGTGTTCTACACAGAGCCCGAAGATGAAGTGAAAGCGGTAGAAATCTGCAAAGACTTATGGCCTGATGCGGTAATCGTATCTGGGAGTGGAGAGCACGACCTCTATGGGTTCGTCCACTATGTACAAGTGACGTTCAATCAACTAAGCACCACAGACAAATGAAAGTAACAATTGAGTTAAACCTCCCTGACCATCAAGAGAGATTTGACAGCCTCATGAACGGAACAAAGTGGAAGTATGTCGTCAGAGAAATAGACGAGTACATGAGGGAGACACTTAAATGGAACACAGAGAACTTAAATGAATCACAGCTACTTACAGTGAGGCAAATCAGAAGTATGCTGCTTCAGTATTTAGAACAAGAAAACTTGAGATTACACGAATGAACTTTACAGAACTAATTCAAGCCACCATCGAGTGGGGGAATCAACGAGGATTGATTCAAGAGCGCAATGCTACACGGCAGATGCTCAAAGTAACAGAAGAGATTGGGGAGCTGGCTGGATCGCTGGCTAAGAACAAGCGTGAGGATACTATCGACGCGATAGGGGACAGCTTCGTGACTCTTATCATATTGTCAGCACAGCTTGGTCTCGACCCTGCTGAGTGTTTGCAGCAAGCATATAATGAGATTTCTGATCGCAAAGGTGAAACAATTAACGGAGTATTTGTCAAGTCATGAAAGTAAGCTTAGTAAACATCACACCTCAAGCTGAAGAGCATATCGTAGAGGTGGCTCGTGTGTCTTCATTACGTAAGAACAAGCGAGAGAACTATGAAGGGTTGATACGATACCTCATCAACCACAAGCATTGGTCTCCATTCGAGCACTCATTCGCTACGTTTGAGATTGAGACTAGCAAAGCTATCGGGATACAGCTGATTCGACATCGTTCGTTCACCTTCCAAGAGTTCAGTCAGCGATACCAAGATGTATCTATGATGGAGGAGATGTTCGAAGGTATTGAGCTACGGAAACAAGCAAAAGACAATCGTCAGTCATCTACAGAAATCTTTGACGATAAAGTACAAGTAGAGGGTGGGTATATCTCGTTCAAAGAACTTATCTCAAACCACTTGAACAATGCAAAGAAGCTGTACAGCATGATGCTTAATGAAGGTGTTGCTCGTGAATGCGCTCGCATGGTATTACCTTTGAACACCAAGACAGTTATTCACATGACAGGGTCTATCAGGTCGTGGATTCACTTCCTCCAGCTCAGAGATGACGAGCATGCACAGAAAGAGGTACAGCTTATAGCGAAGGAAATAAGAGAACTTTTGGAGGTTGAACTCCCTAACGTATTCAAAGCATTACAAAATGAAAGTAACGATATTCGAGAACGTCTTCAAGAAGGACAGCCCACACATCATACAGATAAGCTCAGCATTAAAACGGATTCAGGAGGGGACTTCTGCGCCAACGATTGAGCTTGTAAGAACAGGTGACAGGGAGGCAAAGAAAAGTCTCCCTGTTGTTTTGTTCAGTGGTGAGTTCAGTGAGCGATCAGACGATGCTTTGTTTGAACACAGCGGATTCATCGTCCTTGACTTCGATCACATCAATGTAGAGTCTTCTAAGAAGCTGTTGTCTACTGATATGTACGTCTATGCCTGTTGGATGTCCCCATCTGGTGACGGACTGAAAGCTCTCGTGCGTATCACCAACCCAGAACGCCACAGAGACCATTTTAGAGCCCTTAGAACGTACTTTCATAAGCAGTATGACCTTGAGGTCGATGAGTCCGGTATAAACGAATCACGGGCTTGTTTTGAGTCTTATGACCCTGACCTCATGCTCAATGAGGATTCTGTCAAGTTCGGGGCATTTGCTTCTGAGAAGAGTGAGCAGCAAGTGGCATCTCAAGAAGGGGTGTACACAGACTACATGAAGCTCAACTTGGCTGCACGTATGGTGCGTATGGCTGATGATGGGGATAAGCACAACACATTGCTCAAGGCATCGAAGCTGTGCGGTGGGTATATTGGGGCTGGTCGTATGGAAGAGGATGAGGTTGTTCGTATCCTGTTCAGAGAGATATCTAAGAGAGACATTGACTCTGAAGAGGCAGCATACAACACGATCCGTTCGGGTATAGAAGAAGGGAAGAAAGCACCGATTAGAGAGCTTGTCAATGATGAGAAGTCTATTGAGAGGGAGATGCGCATCAATGATGGCGATATGTCCTTCATCTCTTCAGACGACACTGACTTCCGCATGATTGAAGACTACGCCAACGGTAAGATTAAGTTGGGGTTGGAGACAGGCAATGACATTCTCGATGAGTACTTCAGGTACAAGCGGGAGTTTGTCATCATCAATGGTCACAGCAATGTTGGTAAGACAACCATAGCTCTGTACATGATGGTCAATGCTTCAGTACGTCACGACTGGAAGTGGGTGGTGTACTCGTCTGAGAATACTACATGGTCTGTGAAGATGACGCTGATGGAGTTCGCTACTGACACACCTATCGGCAGCATGACTTACGATCAGAGGAAAGCAGCTTTCAAGTGGGTGAATGAGCACTTCACACTCATCTCCAACAAAGAAGTGTACAGCTACTCAGATATAATCTTGTTCCTTGAGAAGACCATCAGGCTACAGGATGTGGATGCTGTCTTTGTTGATCCATACAACAGCCTCAAGATTAACATGCGCGGCAACAGCATCGGTGTGCATGACTACCACTACGAAGCAGCATCAGAGTTCTTGACGTTCTCTACAGCCAACAACATAGCTGTGTGGTTGAATATGCACGCTGTGACAGAGGCTCAGAGGCGCAAGGGGGATGATGGCCTCCCCACTGCCCCGTATGCTGAGGATACTGAGGGTGGTGGTAAGTTCGTTAACCGAGCAGACTGTTTCATCACCATTCACAGAAAAGTACAGGCTCCAGACCCGAACATCAGAAAGACATCTGAGGTGCACATACGGAAAGTAAGAGAGGTGAAGACTGGTGGGCAACCCACACCACTAGATTCCCCTTTCTGCATGACGATTAACTCAACACGTACTGGCTTCAGAGACCAGCACAAAGTAGAACCATTGTTTAACCCCATCAAAACAAATTTCGATCAGTACAAAACTTTTAACAGATAGTAGATGCTGTATGTCCGAAATCTTGTGTAACTTTGTCTCATGTCAAGGAAACCCAGACAGGGTACAGCGCCTCGCAAAGGCGCAAGAAAACGCTTACTAGGACGATACAAATCCTCACTTGAAAAGTACTGTGCCGATCAGCTAAGTGAACACAAAATACAATTCTCTTATGAAGAGCAAGAATTCACTTTAATGGATTCTTTCAGACACGAAGGGGTATATTGGAAGATGACTTCTAAGAGTAAGGATATGTCTGATAGGTCAAATAAAATCATACTCCCTATAAAATATACCCCTGACTTTGTAGGAACAAAAAACAGATTCATAATAGAAACGAAAGGGTATACACCGTCTCATCACGACTTCCCTATGCGTTGGAAGCTGTTCTTGAAGTATCTTAGTGAACTAAATGAACCGATGCCTGCTTTATTCATCCCAAAGAATAAGCAACAAGTGGATCATGCTATTCAAATAATACTTCAATTGATATCAGATGGACGCATATAAACTAAGTCAGCTATACGAACTAGCTTGCGGTAGGATAAACGATGCCTGTGCAGAACTCTATGAATCTTTCCATGATGAACAAGGACAGCCTCTAACAGACCTTGAACATATAAACCTCAACATACGTTTGTTTCAACGTCAAGTAAGTTTAGAGGTTGATTTGGTTCGTCAAGCGCTAACTGAATACACAGATTCTAAGAGTGATTAAGGTTGAGATTACTCAGCCTATGATCGACAGAGCCAGTCAGAGGGCTGAGAAGATGGGGGAGATAAAGAACAGCCTTCTCAAAGGAGAAGGAAATCTTCACGGCTTTTTGGGTGAGGAGATGGTGTTGAGTCTGTTCCCTTCTTGTAAGTTAAAAGGGACGAAAAATTACGATATCGTCTTAGAAGACGAAGAAAACAGATTCAACATAGAAGTGAAGACGAAGAGAAGAAATGTTTCTCCGAAAGAATTCTACACTTGTCACGTCTCTAAGACTAGCACTCACCAAGACCCTGATGTGTATTTCTTCTGCCAAGTAAGCAAAGACCCTCCTTATGATGCGTATGTGCTTGGTTGGCTACCAAAAGAATTGTTTTACAAGAAGGCTGAGTTCAGACAGAAAGGTCAGTTGGATGATTTTGGATTTGCAGAAAAGGTAGATTGCTTTGTGTGTAAGATATCTGACCTGATGCATCCAGTTGACTTCATTTAAGTGCTATCTTAGCCGTCCGCTTTCTAAAAATTTTTCATGAACAACAAAAACATCCCTTGGGGGGAGGTAGGATATCCTGTCTTCAAGCGAACCTACTCGCGCCCCTTGCCTGACGGCAGAACAGAAGAATGGAGTGACACTGTAGAACGTGTCATTGATGCATGCAGAACACAGCTTCATTGTGGGTTTACGACCTTCGAAGAGGGGCAAGTGAGAGACATGATGATGCAGTTGAAGGGTACTGTAGCAGGTCGCTTCTTGTGGCAGCTTGGTACTGAGACTGTTGACCGTCTCGGTCTCCCGTCACTGCAGAACTGCGCCTTTGTTGTGGTTGACGACCCTATCCGTCCATTTACATGGGCCTTCGAGATGTTGATGCTCGGATCAGGCGTGGGTTTTAACATTCAAAGAGAGAATGTCTATCAACTGCCTAAAGTAAAGGCGCGTGTCAAGGTCACTAGAAACGATGAGAACGATGCTGACTTCATTGTACCTGACTCACGTGAAGGATGGGTGGAGCTGCTGCAGCGCGTGCTAGAGGCGTCATTCGTTACAGGCAAGGACTTCAGCTTCGCCACACACCTCATCAGATCCAAAGGCTCACCCATCAAAGGATTTGGGGGGACAGCTTCTGGACCCGAAGATTTGGTGTGGGGCATGCAAGAGATCAACAAGGTACTAAATAAAAAGGCAGGGAAGAGGCTCTCGCCTGTTGACTGCTTGGACATCATGAACATCATTGGGCGTATCGTAGTGGCTGGTAACGTACGCCGTTCAGCACAGATTGCTCTCGGTGATGTGGATGATATCGAATACTTGCGGGCTAAGCGTTGGGATCTTGGGAATATCCCCAACTGGCGGGCTATGTCCAACAACAGTGTAATCTGTTCTGATATCTCTCAACTCCCCGATGAGTTTTGGGAGGGGTATAACGGCAACGGAGAACCATATGGACTCATCAACCTTGAAGCTTCTCGTAAGCAAGGAAGGACTTTTGAGAATCAATACCCTGACCCTGACGTGCAAGGCTTCAACCCATGCGCAGAACAGTCTCTCGCTAATTTTGAGACGTGCTGCTTGGCTGAAATCTACTTGCCTAATATTGATAACTACGAAGAGCTTTTGCGTGTCTCACGGCTCTTGTATCGCATCAACAAGCACAGCCTCGCTATCCCGTGTGCCATTGAAGAGACAGAGGATATCGTTCACAAGAACATGCGTATGGGGATTGGAGTGACTGGCTACCTTCAAGCTACTGAAGAGCAGCGTTCATGGCTGTCTGATTGTTACGAACAACTAAGAATTTATGATGATGAGTATTCACGATTGGCTGGCTTTCCTTCCTCTATTAAACTCACAACTGTTAAGCCATCAGGAACGCTTAGCCTTCTTGCTGGTGTTACATCAGGAGCTCATCCAGCCTACTCACAATACTACATCCGCAGAATTAGAATGGCATCAGATAGCGATCTTGTTAGAACAGCTAGAGAGCATGGATATCCCGTGGAGTACGTGAGGAACTTCGATGGGACTGAAGACAAGGGTACATCTGTTGTTTCTTTCCCTTGCTCTTTCCCTGAAGGAACTGTCTTGGCTGAGAACATGACAGCTGTTGATCAGCTAGAAGTGATTAAGAGGTTGCAAGCTGAGTGGTCAGATAATGCTGTGT